TGTTGGCGTTGGGTGCAAAGATATTCGACACATTCCTTGAAATTGCAAAACAAAACCAAGTTGTTGTCGATGCGCTTGGTGTTGCATTTGGAACAGTTTCATCCGTTGTCAATCAGGTTGTGAATAGTCTGACCGATGCTTACAAATCAGTACAAAATGCAACTGGTGGTTTTAATGCACTCGGTAATGTCTTAAAAAATGTTGTATTAATTCCGTTGAATGTAATCAAGACACAATTCTTTGCATTACAAAAGGCGTTATATACGGCCCAAGCGGCATGGGAAATGTCATTCCTTGGTGGCAAAGACCCTGAAAAAATTGCTGAATTAAACACAAAACTTGAAGAAGTTGATACAAATCTTAAAAATGCGGCGGGATCACTTGTCGATAATTTTAAAAATATCGGTGAAGGTTTCGGACAAGCAATTGAAGAAGTCAAAACATTTGGAAGTGCGGCAATTGATAATATTAAAGAAATCGATGTTGCACAAACATTGTCAAATCAACAACGCATTCAAGATTTAAGAAATGAAACGGAAATTGCAATTGCAGAAAACGACAAACTTCAGTTTAAATATCAACTTGCGGCGGAACGGCAAAGACAAATTCGTGACGATGTAACGGCATCAATCGAAGATCGTACTGCGGCAAACAACAAACTTGGTGAAGTATTAAAAGAACAATTTGACCTTCAAGAAAAAAATGCGCAAAAACTTGTTGATTTAAGAAAGGCAGAACTTGCAGAAAATCCAAAATCAATTGAAGCAAAGGTTGCACTTATTGAAGCTGAAAAGAATCTTCTTGACGTAAAAGAAAACATTGCCGGTTTTGAATCTGAACAACGTGTCAACGCTGAAGCATTGGAACTGGAAGCAATTGAACTTATCAATTCCAAGAAGGAAGCAGAAAACGCACGTCTTATCGCAAAGAAACAATTCAATGCCGAAGAAATTGACGACGAACTTGCAAAACTTCAAGCACTTCGTGAAATTGCTGAACAAGAAAAACAAATCGAAGAAACAAGATTGCAAGAACAAATCAATCGTCTTGGTGTTGGAACACAAGCGCGTCAAGATGCGGAACAACAATTGCTTGATTTCCGACAAGAAAAAGACTTGCAAATCCAAGAACTTGATAATCAAATAAAAGACCAAAAAGACAAAAACGACAAGGAAGAACTTGCAAAAGAACAATTGTTGCAAAAACAAAAACTTGCAATTACATCCGATGCCCTTGGTGCGGTGTCTGCATTACTTGGTGAAAATTCCAAGGCCGGTAAGGCGGCGGCAATTGCTCAAGCAATTATCAATTCATATCTTGGATTTACTGAAGTCCTTAAAACACCGACAACAATACCGGAACCATTTGGTTCAATTCAAAAGGCGGTTTCTGCGGCGGGTATCCTTGCAAGTGGTTTAAAAACCGTCAAGCAAATTGCATCAACAAAAATCCCCGGTGGTGATTCAGGAATGAGTGGCGCAAGGGGTGCTTCAGCACCACAAGCACCGGCATTCAATGTTGTGGGCGCATCACCTGAAAATCAATTGGCCGAAGCATTAGGCGACCAACAAAAACAACCGGTCAAGGCATACGTTGTTTCTGACGAAGTTACAAATGCACAAGCAATGGATCGCAAGATTGTACGGGGTGCTTCAATTGGATAACAAAATCGACAAAAAAATATTAATATAATATGGACATAATTGAATTATTTATCGACGACGAAGACGAAGTGTCAGGAATTGATGCAATAAGTGTTGTCGAAAATCCCGCAATCGAAGAAGATTTCATTGCCCTTAAAAATCAAGAATTTAATCTTGCCGAAGTTGACAAGGAAAAACGTATCCTTATGGGTGCGGCACTTGTTCCAAATAAACCCATATATCGACGTTCAGGCGAAAATGAATATTATATATATTTTAGCCGAGAAACGGTGCGTAAGGCATCCGAATTGTTTTTTATTCGTGGCAATCAATCACGTTCGACACTTGAACATGATATTCCGTTGAACGGACTTACCGTTGTGGAATCTTGGATCGTAGAATCCGAACAAGACAAATCACGTCAATACAATATGAATGTTCCGGTCGGCACGTGGATGGTTTCCATGAAAGTCTTAAATGACGACATTTGGGAAAATTATGTCAAGACCGGAAAAATAAAAGGTTTTTCAATTGAAGCGTATTTCACCGACAAAATGGAACGTCCAAAAGACAAGTCAATCACGGATGAACTTGCGGCAATTGAAGAAGAAGAAAAACAATATATTTTATCACAAATACGTGCAATCATTAAAAATGACAAACGTACAAAATCAGGCAAACGGACTGAAATGGAATCTTATTCAGATTATCCGGATGCGGTGGCCAATAATGCACAACGTGGAATTGACTTAAATAAAAAGAACGGAAACAAGTGCGCAACCCAAGTGGGGAAAATACGCGCCCGTCAATTAAGCCAAAAAAATCCGATTTCGAAGGAAACTTTGGTTCGAATGTTTTCGTATTTAAGTCGCGCACAAGAATATTACGACGAAGGTGATACAAGTGCGTGTGGAACAATATCTTATTTATTGTGGGGTGGTAAGGCCGGACTTCGATGGGCGACATCAAAAATGCGTGAACTTGATTTATTAAAATCAGTAATGGATGACGACAATCCGTGTCAAGCCGGTTATGAAATGGTTGGTTTTAAAATGAAGAATGGACGTCGTGTCCCCAATTGCGTACCTGAAGAATAATGTCGACAACATTCAACACATCATATAAAGTACACGTTCAACACACCAACCAAACGGAAGTTGATGCGGTCAATATTGAAGACGGTGCAATGCTTCACACAACCGATGCGTTGTATATGGGTCACAATGATGTAAATAAAATTGTTTATCCACAAGGCGGAATAAAATCTTTAGGATGGGCAAGATACATGGACACACAATACACGGAAGCAAGCCCATTATCTTTGGCAACCGACACACCTACCACATTACCAAATAATTCGGGAACCATTATTCGAAGTCATTCTTCAATTGATTTTTATCAAAATGGCATTAATTCAAAATTATATGGTCAAAATTTAAGTGATGTCTACATCGTTTCGGTTGAATTTAAGGCATCAGCACCAAACGCAAATCAAACGCATTTGGACTTATCTATTCAAAACGGTGGTGGTAATATTCAAAACCTTGAAATTGCATTATCATACATAAAAGGAAATAATGTGTCACAAGTTTTTCACACAATGTTCCAATACTACATTGACCAAAACTTTTTAAGTAATGGTGCATTCTTAAACATACAATCCCACGGCGGAACATCTTCAATTTGGGATATTGAATATTTTGTACAACGAACACAAAACGCAAGTTTATCATGAGTAAATTTCAAGTTCCTTCAGACAATCGACGTGCGTGTTTATGCCGTGACGGATCATATTCAACAAAATGTTGCAATCAAGACGATTATTTCGCACAAGGTATCGGAAGCATTTACCAAGGTGAAACCGATTCAGCGGGTACGATAATTGAAGTCGATACGACACGAACAATCACAAGGTCAAACGGTTAAAAATATAACAAAACAAATCCTTAATTATTAATTAAATATGAATTCGAATGATATGATAAATCAAATCAAAACCTTGCTTGGCATGGAAACAAAACTTGCACAAGCAAAATTGGAAAATGGGACGATCATTGAAGCTGAAGAAATGGCTCAAGGAAACGAAGTTTTCATCGTCACCGAAGAAGAACGAATTGCAATGCCCATCGGGGAATATCAACTTGAAGACGGTCAAGTCTTAATCGTTGAAGAAGAAGGAATCATTGCATCCGTTGGCGCGGCTGAAGAAGCACCCGAAGTCGAAGAAGAAGTTGAGGCGTCTGAAGAAACATCTGAAGAATTATCTGAAGAAGTGACTGAAGAAAACCTTGAAGAAGACGACAAGGAAGAAATGGGGTACGCGACAAAAGAAGAACTTGCCGAAGTAAAAGACATGATTGAAGAAATCAAGGCAATGATCAAGGACAAAGAAGAAATGTCCGAAGAACCACAAGAAGAAGTAAAAGAAGAATTATCAGCGGTTGAAAAGGTTACACACAACCCGGAAGCCGAAGAAAAGAAAATCAACTTCTTATATGGCCAATCACGTCCACAAAACACAATGGATCGCGTAATGGCAAGAATTTCACAAATCAAAAAATAAAACCTTAAATATTTAATAATCAATAAGTTATGGCTACAACTACCAGTTTGACAACAACTTATGCGGGTGAATTTGCCGGTGAATATATCGCGGCCGCCTTATTAAGTGGTTCAACAATCGAAAACGGTTTAATCACAGTTAAACCAAACGTGAAGCACAAAGAAGTGCTTAAAAAAGTAAGCACCGACGCAATCTTAAAAGATGCTTCTTGTGATTTTACTGCGACATCAACACTTACACTTACTGAAAGGGTAATTGAACCAAAGGAACTTCAAGTTAACCTTCAATTATGTAAAAAAGATTTCCGTGGTGATTGGGAAGCGGCACAAATGGGAATGAGTGCGCATGATTCATTGCCGCCTTCATTTGCTGATTTCTTAATCGGACACGTAAGCGCGAAAGTTGCACAAAGAATCGAACAAAACATTTGGAATGGCGACGCTTCAACAAGTGGTGATTTCGATGGAATTTCAACAATTATCGCGGCTGATGCAAACCTTCCCGCGGCGCAAGAAGTTGCCGGTACAACCGTAACATCTTCAAACGTAATTGCACAACTTGGAAGCATCGTCGATGCGATTCCTTCAACATTATACGGAAGTGAAGACTTATATATCTACGTTTCGCAAAACATTGCACGTGCATACGTACGCGCATTAGGTGGATTTTCTGTGGCGGCTACTGCAAACTCAGGGGTTGGCGCACAAGGAACACAATGGTGGAACGGTGGCGCACTTAGCTTCGATGGCGTAAAACTCGCAATTGCGAATGGCCTTGGGGATAATACTGCAATCGCGGCTGAAAAATCAAATATCTTTTTTGGCACCGGCCTTGTAAACGACACGAATTTGGTCAAGGTCTTGGATATGTCCGACTTAGACGGAAGCGACAATGTACGTGTGGTAATGAGGATGACTGGCGCGGCACAGTATGCCGTGGCTGAAGACGTAGTGACCTACGGAATCACAAACTCAGCAAACTAAGAATAAATAATTAATCGGAAAAGGGGTGGGCGATCCAAAAGGTTCACCCGCCTTTTTTTTTAAAACAAAATAAATATGGCTTGTGACTTAAGTTTAGGAAGAAAGGTTCCATGTAAAGACGTTGTTGGCGGGATTAAGGCGGTGTATTTTATCGATTACGGTGATATATCAATTTCTTATGATGCGACTGACACGGACTTGATTGAAGACCTTGGCGCGGTGACCGCGTATAAATACGAATTGAAGGGCAATTCATCGTTTGAACAAACATTTACATCTTCACGTGAAAACGGGACGACATTCTTTGAACAAACATTGAACTTGACCTTGACGAAACTTACAAAAGAAGACCACAAGGAACTTAAGCTGATGGCTTGGGGACGTCCGGTGGTGGTCATTCACGATTTCAACGGGAATGCGTTCTTGATGGGTGCCGAACACGGTGCCGAAGTAAGTGGCGGAACAATTGTGACCGGTGGTGCAATGGGTGATCTTAGCGGTTACACATTAACATTGTCAGCACAAGAACAAACTCCCGCAAACTTCTTGGAAGGTGCAACTGAAGCTGATCCATTTGGTGGTTTAACATCAACCGTGACGGTAACAGTTGGAACAAATTCTTAAGAATTTTTTCATTTGATTGAAGAAGGGTGTCCGATTGGATGCCCTTTTTTATTATAACAAATCGAAGTCTTTTTTATTATATTAATATGATAATATTGCAAGAATCGGCATCGTCACAAACAATCAATTTCATTCCACGTGAATACACAAGTGGGACGACATATACGGTCAAGATTGTAAACGAATCAACAAACGCGGAAGTGTACAATGAAGACGTCACATCATTCACCGAAAATCTTTATTATTATCAGCATTCGGACACATTCAGTTTAAAAGAAGACACATTTTATATGCTGACAATCACATCGTCGGAAGTCGTGTACAAGGACAAAATATTTTGCACGAATCAAACGGTCACCGATTATTCAGTCAATGAAGCTGAATACACACCGCACACAACGGACAATGAATTTATATTTATCTAATGGATACACACATCATAAATTTATCGTCATACGTTAAACCCAAGGTCATTGAAGACAAAAGAAAAGATTGGGTTGCTTATGGCGAAGACAATGATTATTACCAGTACTTAATTGACTTGTTTATCAATTCAACGACAAACGGTGCAATCATAAACGGTGTCGCAAATATGGTTTACGGTAAGGGAATTGACGCCCTTGATTCATCAACCAAACCGGATCAATATGCGGCCATGAAATCAATCTTTTCCGATTCATGTATGCGTAAGGTCATCTTGGATTTTAAAATGCTTGGTGAAGGCTCATTTCAAGTTTTAAGACGTGATGGGCGTGTTGTAAGTGCTGAACATTTTCCACGTCAAACATTACGTGCGGAAAAGATGAACGACGACGGCCAAATCGAAGCATATTATTATCACCCAAAATGGAAGGAAGTAAAACCTTCAGATAAACCAAAAAGAATTGCGGCATTTGGTTTTGGTAATGGAAAAGAACCGGAAATCAAAATGATCAAAAGATATATTTCGGGTTATGATTACTATTGTCCGCAAGATTATGAAACGGCATACGCTGAACTTGAGTGCGAAATTTCTGACTTCTTAATCAACGACGTAAAGAACTCATTTTCAGGTACTAAGGTCGTAAATTTCAACAACGGAACCCCTGACATGGAACAACAACTTCGCATCAAAAATGATGTGATGAATAAACTTACCGGGTCAAAGGGTGAAAAAGTAATTGTTTCATTCAACAACAACCAAGAATCAAAAACCACGGTTGACGACATAAGTTTAAATGACGCACCAAGTCATTATGAATACCTTTCAAGGGAATGTCAAAACAAACTTATTATTGCGCACCGTGTTACGTCACCGCTTCTTTTGGGAATGCGCACGGAAAACAATGGTCTTGGATCAAATGCCGACGAAATAAAAACGGCTTCTTTGTTGTTTAACAACGTCACAATTCGTCCTTATCAAGATATGATAATTGAAGCAATGGACGATATCCTTGCAGTCAACGACATATCCTTAAAATTATACTTCAAGACACTTCAACCGTTGGAATTTATTGATCCAAGCAATGCAATAACAGACGAAGCACGTGAAGAAGAAACCGGGGTTAAGTTGTCCAAGGATTTCAGCGATGAAGAAGGTGACATCATGCTTGATTTGTTGGTTGGTGAAACAATGGACGAATACGAACTTATTGGAAAACGTGAATACAAGGAAGACAACGAAGACTTGGAAACGTGGACAAAAAAAGTAATCGACGGAAACATTGAACTTGAATCCATAAAATCAAAACCAAGCGGTGATTCATACCTTGACAAATCAGTTTATAAGGTTCGATATGCTTACGAAGAAAAATATACAAGCGGAAATTCACGCAAATTTTGTAAGCAAATGATGACAAGAACGCGAAACGGTGTTGTGTATCGTCTTGAAGACATTGACAAGGCATCACGTGGCGGGGTCAATAAATCACACGGTCACAAAGGCCAACCCTACGATTTGTTTAAATACAAGGGGGGCGTTAACTGCGGCCATTATTTCGAAGAACGATTATATCGTCTTAAAAAGAAGGACGGCGAATATGTCGAAGATAAGGCATTGTCATCGTCTGAAGAAGTTGACACAATTCCAAAATCTTATCGTCCAAGACCGGCGGGTCACAAGGAAGCCAAAAAGGCCCCGAAGGATATGCCGAACAATGGACATCACCCAAATTATAAAGGATAATGGCAAAAGGATTAATGATTTCACGGAAGGACTTGATTAAATACACAAGTTTAAGCGGAAATATCGACACGGATAAATTCATTCAATATGTGCTTATTGCACAAGAAATCACCGTTCAACAATTGCTTGGAACTGATTTGTATGAAAAAATTCAAACAGACATTGAAGGCGCGTCTTTGACTGGTGATTATTTGACACTTGTCAATGATTACATCAAACCCGTTTTAATCCATGCCGCGGCCGTACAATATATCCCATTTGCTTCATATACATTTGGGAACAAAGGTGTTTTTAAACACACATCGGAAACCGGGGAAACGGTATCAAAAGAAGAAGTGGATTATTTGGTCGAAAAGGAACGCGACACAATGCAATTTTATGCAGACCGATTAATTGATCATTTATCATTTAACGCGCCGTCAAAATACCCGGAATACAACACAAACACAAACGAAGATATTTCGCCAATAACTGGTCAATCTTATACGGGATGGGTATTGTAAGGACATATAAACCAAAAGAAATAAATGTCGTCAAATTAAAAACATTCTTGACTTCATTGTATAACAAAAAGGAAAAAAAATAATTATATAAATATGGCGAATACAATTGATTGGGGGAAAGTTTATTGTTCGACTTGGTTTGGTGATATATCCGAAACAACGGACGCAATTCCTTCAGTATCCGCACCGGCTTGTTGGGCGGGTGCATTGATATTGTCGGCAGATGACACGGCATATTCAGCAGATTCGACATTATTAACGGCAGACGCAACAGAAGAATAAAAAAAATAAAAAATGGCTAAACAAGTAATCAATATCGGAACGACCGCAAACGACGGAACCGGCGATCCATTAAGAAGTGCATTTGATAAAATCAATGACAATTTCACCGAATTGTATGATGATGATGCCGCAGATGTTAATTCGGTAAACGGTGCAACCGGGGTGGTTGTCCTTGATACGGATGACATATCTGAAGGTTCGACAAATCTTTACAATCAAACACACACGGGTGATGTGACTGGTTCAACCGCGTTATCAATTGCAAATGACGTTGTTGATCACGACGAACTTGCGCCACGATTCACCGCAAAACAAGATATTTCCACAACAAGTGGAACAATAAATTTGGATGCTTCTTCTTATGGAATATTTGAATTTACGTCTGCGCTTACTGGTGCGACTACATTGAATATTCAAAATATCAAGAAGGGACAAGTGATTGACATTCTTGTGACGGGATCGCAAACAATTACAATGGCGGATGATTTTACAACTTCAGCAATTAACCAAGCGGGTTCAGGTGTTTATGACGGTGCATCTTCAAATCATATCCAAGTGGTATGTATTGACGACAACGATTCAGATGCAATTTTAATTTATTCAGTTGCAACTTATACAAGCGACACAGACCCATCTTAAAATTAATATAAAATGAAAGGAATAAATATAAACGGTACAATCAAAACTTATTCATCAGTTCCAAAAACTTGGGGTGCGATGCTTGGTGTAAATTATATGTCGGATGAAGATTTAAAAGGTATTGGATTTTATGATGTCGTAAGACCTTCAACAACTGCATCACAAGAACTTGGCGACATTTATTTCGATGCTGACAATGAAGTTTTTACTTATCCGGTTGAATCAAAAACATTTTCACAAACGGTTGCCGAATTAAAATCACAAAAGATTGCAAACTTAAAAGATTTGTACAATCGTGAACTTGCAAAAACTGATTGGATAATTATTCGTGATCAAGAACTTGGAAACACAACCGACCAAACCGTACTTGATGACCGAGCGCAACTAAGAACAGATTGTGCGACACACGAAACCGCAATCAATGCAAAAACAACAAAGGCAAGTGTCGTTGATTATGAACTTCCAAATATTGATTAATGGGATTAAATAAAAGACTTATTGACCAAGCCGGAGGCGGAGGCGCATTAGTAGGAACTGATCATTTTGGCGCATTAGAATATAGTGGGAATTCAAGCACACAATCAATATCTGGATTGGATTTTTCGCCTGACTTAGTTGTAATCAAATGCTCAACTGATACATTTGACCCTTTATGGTTTGATACTGAACGAGGCGCACCTTACGCATTGTGGTCAACACAAACTTACGCCCATCAAAACGATACTGACTCACTTACTTCGTTTGATTCAAATGGTTTTACAACAAGTGATGACAATAAGACAAATCGAAGTGGTGAAGATTACGTCGCTTGGTGTTGGAAGGCGGGTGGTACAGGAGTAACGAACACCGACGGAAATTTAAGCACCGTTGTTCGTGCGAACGTGGATGCCGGATTTTCGATTGTTGAATATACAGGAACAAACGATTCTACAAACACATTAGGTCACGGACTGAATTCTGCACCCGAACTTATTATCATCAAAAAAACGAGTAGCACGGGAAGATGGTCAGTCGGTGTTTGGGAAAGTGGTTCAAATGTCTTTGCGATGTTTTTAAATAATACTGAATATAGAACTTTTAATAGTTTATTTTATTCATCGATTGTACCAACCGATTCTGTTTTCACAATTAGTGGTTGGGATGAAATAAACGACCCTTTTAATTACATCGCTTATTGTTGGCACTCGGTAGAGGGTTATTCAAAAATTGGCACCTACTCCGGAACGGGATCAAGTAATTCAATAACAACAGGATTTGCGCCAAGATTTGTAATGATGCGCCGTTCAAGTGGTGTTGGAAGTTATATTATACACAGTAAACCGCCAACCACAGGAAGCACTTCGACGAATCATCTAAGATGGAATACAAATTCAGCATCAGATTCAGGTGTTAATGAACGAATAACATTCGATTCTGACGGCTTCACAATAACAGGAACAGGAACAAATGTTAACGGTTCAGGCGAAACTTATATATATATGGCAATCGCATAAAAAATGAATGATTTGAAAATATATATTTTAAACGCGTTTGCGCTTCTTGTAAGTCTTACAGAAATTGAACCGTTCCTTCAAGTGGTGTCATTGTCCTTGGCAATAATTTATACCTTAATCAGTATTTACAAAAAACTTAAATAAATGCAACTTCCAAAAAACGGTGTCGCAAAAGAAATTCGACATTATGTCGGAAGTCTGTTTATTTTCTTGTTTGTCATTGGAATTATTGTTGCACTTATACAATTCCCAGTTCTTGACACAAACAAAGAAGTCGTCATGATGTTGATTGGAACAATCTCGGCCAGTATCGGAATCGTCGTTTCGACAATAACCGGAAGCAAACCGGACGACATAAATCAATTAAAAAACAACCTTGAAAAAAAGGAACATCAAATTGAATTACTTGTCAAGGCAAAAGATCAGCTTGAAGCAATGGTCATTGATTTACAAAAACAAATGTTGGAAAATCAAGATGCAATAATGGACAAAATAATCCTTAAGGCGGCCATTGATTATGACGAAAAAAATAATCCCCCGAAGAAATGAAAAAAGTAAAATGCAAATGTGGATGTACAAACAATCCAAGTGGATATTGTGACGGATCACACTTAAATAAATAATAAATATTAGATGGAAAAAATAAAAGAATACGCAAATCTTGCCATTGAAAAAATTAAAAAGTGGTATTTTATTAATTGGAACGGGGGAATGTTCGATCGTGGAAAAACAATATTTGTTTCCGTGGTTGCATTTTTCGTTTTATGGAAAATCATTTATTCAATTTTTGCATGAAATATTTTAACATCCAAGAATTCGATTCACCGGATCACCCCGGTTCGGGCATCAATATGCAACAAGGTTTCCTTGAAATGTTGGACAATGCCCGTGAAATTTACGGACGACCAATGCACATCAATTCAGCGTATCGCACGGTTTACAAAAATCAAGAAGTCAATGGGCGACCCAATTCGGCTCACCTTGAAGGAATCGCGGCGGATGTACATTGCAACAATTCCCGTGACCGACACGACATGGTCAAGGCATTTATCGAAGCCGGATTCAGTCGTTTGGGGATCGGAAATACATTCATTCATATCGATTCCGGCGACATCCATTCAGACAAAGACCCCAATGTCATTTGGACATACTAACACGGTAGGATCAACGATATGTCAAAAGATACAATAAACGTCAAATCAAATGGACTTCGTAATGAATTAAAAGAAATTCGCAAATCCATTGACGCACTAACAAACGCGATAATCGCACAAACACACAAACAATATGAAAATATTAATTCCAATTTTGATCGTGATGACGTCATGCGCATCAGTCAAGCACACCGAAAAATTAGCTGAATTTAAACAAATAACAAAAGACATTTGTCTTGATAATCCACATGAAGTGGAACTTGCACAAAACTTGTATTTAAAATATGTCCGACAATAAAAAAAAATTCAAAGACACCGACGTCGGCAAATTCCTTTTAAATAAAATACCGTCTGTTGTTGGTGCCATTGCAGAACAAACACCAGTTGGAAACGTAATACAAGCAATCATTGGGGGGTCAGATATGTCAGACGACGACAAACAAGTTGCCCTTGAAAAATTAAGAAATGAACGTGCTGAAATTGATGGGGTCACAAGAAGATGGGTTGCGGATGCACGAAGTGGTTCTTGGTTGGCTTCCAATGTTCGGCCATTGACATTGGCATTCTTTTCAATTGCATATGTTGGTGGTTGGTTTTATGGTCTTGAATTGTCTTCAATTACTGGTCTTTTATCGGTGATTGTGGGTGGTTATTTCGGATCACGTGGAGTGGAAAAAGTGTTTGGAAATAAACTTCACAAATAATGGCAAGGGGTATCAGTTATAAACATATTATTAAACCCAAGAAAAAACGACCCGGCGTTCACGCCAAATCCAAACAATCACAACTTAAATCGTCCAAAAATTATTCTAAAAAATATAAGGGTCAGGGACGATAATGTTAAAAAAACAATCAAGCGATTTATTGAAAATATTAAAAAATTCGTCGAACTTTGGCGGGTTAGTGGTTTATTAATGTTTAATTTTAAAATAAAAAAAAATGAATGAAGATTTAACGATTCGAAAATTAGCTGAAAAAATTGCAAAAGATTTTCAATTAAGTGTCCGTGAACGAACGGATGCAATTTTGGAACTGGATAGTATTTCAATGACAAACCTTGGAATTGATTCAACGGTTACCGAAAAAAAGAAGGTTAAATCAGATTCAAAATATTTATACCGCTTGATTTCCGGGTTCAATGAAAAGGACGGGAACTTATTATTGAAGGCACTTGATAAATAAAAAAACAATGCCCAATACTGCAAAGAAACCGACACGATCAAAAATCGTTAAAAAACTTGATGTAATATTTAGTCAATATATAAGACTTAAATATGCTGATAAACGTGGAATGGTAAAATGTTGGACGTGTGATCGTGAATATTTTTGGAAGAATATCCAAAATGGTCACTTCATGTCAAGAAGATCGTACGCAACACGATGGGATGAAAACAATTGTCGTCCCCAATGTTTAAAATGTAATATGTTCGATCAGGGTAAGCAATATGAATTTGGTTTAAAACTCGGTGAAGAACTTGCAGAAAAAATGCATTTAAAATCACAACAAATTGTTAAATTTACAACAAATGAATTAATCGAAAAGATTGATCATTATTCATCTGAAGTAAAACGGATGACGTAAATGTGTTTTTTTGTTCATACTGAAAAGGGGTGTTTTTATAAGCATCCCTTTTTTTATTAAAAATTTTTTTATAACTTAGTGAAAAATATATTTATTATGAACGAAATAAACGAAATGAATGTACACACAATGACCCGGTCGGAACTGATTGGGATGTTGTTGGAAAAACTTCACGAAAACGAATTACTTAAAAGTCAAATCAAATGAACGAAACACAACTTCAAATTATTCGACAATCAAGTGCAAAGACGGCATTTGATTACATCAAAGGAAACGACAAACTTACTTCAAGTGATGGGATCACATTGGCAAAAAGAATTGAACAATATGTCATCTCAGGGAAGTAAAATCAAACGAACTTATTTTAAATTTAAATATCTTAATTATTATGTCAAATTCAGTAAAAGGAACAATCAAACAGATAACGAACGAATCGACTTATGGGAAGACGCGCAAGAAATCATTAATCTTGACGACTGATGAAAAATTTCCACAAACATTGGAAATTGAATTCTTAAACGACAAAATCAATTTAATTGATGGGTACGACGTTGGCGAACAAGTTGAAATTCCAATCAACATCCGTGGACGCGAATGGACAAGTCCAAAAGGTGATGTAAGATTTTATATGTCATTAATCGGTTGGAAGATTGACCGCACCGTTGGATTAACAAACGCAACACAAAACCAAGATCGAAAAGAAGCAAACGTCGATTTGCCGTTTTAATACCAAGGGGATTAACGTCCCCTTTTTTTTATGACAATAGACAAAAACACAATAAAAGACGAAATCCTTGCCATTAAAAATGGAAATGTGGTTCAAGGTTTAAGAATCGGAATTCCTGAAATTGATGAATTTTATCGTCTTAAACTAAATGGAAGTTTAGACATTTACGCGGGTCATGCCGGTGTTGGAAAAACTTCTTTTTGTTTATATTTAATGACATTATTTGCGCAAAAATATGATTTGAAATTTATCGTTTGGTCATCGGAAAACACACCGGGATCAATTGCGCAAAAGATTATTGAATATAAAATGGGAAAACCAATCGACACATCGTCAGAAACAGAAATTGAACAAGCTATTGATTGGACGGATCATCATTTCAAAATCCTTAAGGTCGAAGAAGTGTGTACTTATAAAGACGTGCTTACACAAATACTTGGAATTCACAATGCGCTTCCGAGTGCGGCGGCATTTATTGATCCTTACAATTCACTTGCGAAACCAAAAGAAGAAATTAAGGCATACGGCGCACATGAACTTGATTATATGATTGCGTCGGAAATGCGTTTGTTTGCTGAAAAACACAAGATTACACTTATGGTTTCAATGCACGGTGTTACGGAATCAAGTCGCAAAGTGCATCCGGTGACGCATCCAATGGCCGGGTTTCCAATGCCGTTGTCATATTCACAAGTTGAAGGCGGTGTGAAGTGGGCAAACAGATGTTCAAATTTTTTCGTTTGTCATAGATATTTTCAATCAAAAGACAAATGGAATATAATGGAACTTCACGTGCTTAAGGTCAAGGAATATATTTCCGGCGGACGTCCAAGCCCCCTCGACTCCCCAATTGGCCTTAAGATGCTTCCAAATAATGTTGGTTATGAATTTGGTGGCGTCAATTTAATGGGTGAACAGAAAACACAAAAAACAGTATTATTTTGATTTATTCCTTAATCATAATTTTAGCCATTGTATTAATTAT